TGTGCCTCAATGGCATTAGGCGCGGACGCCGCTTGCAGCTCCTCGCCGATGACGCCGCGTGTGCGCTGGAGGTATTCGTTGTCGAGCTTACCGGCGAGCTGGTCGGCGGTGCCGAACTGCATGCGGATATACTCAGGGTATAGCCGCTTGATCGCCGCTTCTTCCTCGGCGGTCTGAGCCTTGGCCACGCGAATACTCGCTTCAGCCATCTTGTCGTAATCAATCGGCGCCGGTGCCGGTGGCACAGGTTGCGGCGCTGGCATGCTTGGTGATCCTCCCATATTATTGTCCTCCTGTTTTCTTAATTAGTGTTTCCCACAAGTATACTCGCGGCTCAAAGCTCCCCCTGCGGCACCATGCCACATAGGTCTGCGGATGCGGCGCCACGCGAAGGCACTCGCGCACAGGGTTTGTGCCAACAGCGCCAGCAGCCAGAGTGACGAACCAACAGTTAGGCTCCCCGAGTTCAAAGTTTTGCTCCTCCGCATTCCACCGGCAGGCCTTGGCCAGCATGAAGCAGCTCGGGCTGTTCCACACATAGCCGGACGACAAATGCTCGCCGACTGCTTCCCAGAAGTCTTGCGTCGAGTGCTCGTCCCACCAGTGTTTTGCTTTTTCCCATGGGAGCATTCTTACCCCTCATACATAATGTTGACCGATCCGGCGTCGAAAGTGTCGGTGCCGTTGACGGTGGTGAGGCGGATTTGAGTAAGAGTGTCAGACAGTGTTTTTGAACCGCCCGATGTTGTAGTCCCATTAAGCGTTGCCCCAAGACATCCAGACGACACCCATGTGTTTCCAGATAGATTCGTTAATACAACAATTCCCGAAACAAGCGTGGCTGCTACACCAGCTTGCATCAAAAGCAATCCACTCGTAGAAGCTGCTCCGGCTGCTGCCGATGTTCCAATGTTGCCAGCTCCAGAGCTATATCCTGTAGTTTCCACACCACCGGAATCACCAAGTTGCAGCAAAAAACTTGAAGTTCCGCTTGCGCTAACGCCACTAAACATCACTGTAATCCGCTTCACCCATGACGGGATGCCGGTGAAGTCGATGCTTGTGCCGCTGGTGGTGTTTTGCGCGGTGGCAAGCGTGAGCGGCTGCGAGAGCTTGGCAGGCGTGACGGCGGCATCGGAAATGCGCGCAATCGGCAGCGTTCCAGTGGTGAGCTTGCTGGCGTCAATGCCGGTGGCCAGCTTGGCGTTGGTGACGTTGCCGTCTGCAATCTTTGCGGTCGTCACTTCTCCATCTGCGACAACGACAGTTGGTGCGGCGGCCGAATTAAGTTTTGTCGGCGTGACGGTCTCGCCGCTCGTCCATGTATATCCTGCTGTTACGTTTGCCATGATTGTTCTCCTTAGTTGTTAAGCTGCGTTCCGCGTTTCAGTCGGCGGCAGGCTCGGCCCTGCGGCTTCGATTGAGACGTTGCGGATCTCTGGGCGATTCGCCGTGGTTAGAAATTCCAGTTCGCAGTAATGCGCTTTTTGCCGGATCGGCTGCTTGAGCGTGTAATCTTCGGACAGCCCGCTAAGATTCGTCTGCCCCGGCACCAGCGTAATCTCCGCATCGGGGTTGGTCAGGCGTGCCTTGACCGTAATGCTGGCGGTGTCCGGTAAGACCACATCTGAGAGCGAACGCAGGAACCGCTTGTTGTGCATGCTTTGCATGCCATAGCGGCGCGTCACAATGCGCCCAGACACGGTGCCGACATATCCGGTGATGGATGGGTTGGGTGCGTTGTCGCCCGCCTGCTCCTCGTTGAGCATCATAATGGTGCCCGCTTGGCTGGTTGCCATGACGCGGCGACGGCTGCCTGCGGTGACGATCAAGAGGTCATCAATGCCAAAGCCGTATTCGTCGCGGGTCTCCCATTGCTCATTGAGCGCCGACCAAATAAACAGCCAAGCGCGAGGGTTGGTGCCCGCTGTCTGCGGAACGGAGAGCAAGTAGCGGTTGTCGTGCCAGACGCCGACAGCGTTCTCGGAGGCGGCCGGATCTAACTGCTCAAACTGGTCGGCAATCGGGTCGCTCAGTGGCTTGGTGTCGCCGCGCAGTTGCAGATCAAGGCGAGCGTCGAGGCGATAGACACCGGCGTCACTGAGGAAGAAAACATACTGCCCAGCCACGGCAATGGTCTTTCGGGCCAAGCAGCCAACCTCGTCGGTCAGCAGCTCCAGCTTGGATAGCGGGGTGTCGATGGCAACGCCACTTCCGTCCGTAGAGGCAAACTGGTTGACGGTCGCCAGCCAGATCGACTTGCGCATAAAAACCAAGAACTTGCCTTCGACCCACGGCTGCACGGCGACCAAGTAGTCGTTGCTGCCTTGGTTGGCGCGGAAGGATTGGAAGAAAGAGTCATAGACTTCGGGGTCCAGCCAGTCCGAGAGCAGCACACCGTCGCGTCCGCTGGGCACCACCAAGCGATTGTTGACGTAGACCGCCCACGGCACTGAGGACAGTGACTTGTAGGTGGAACCCGCTGATGGCACACCGGCGGGGCTGCGGACAAAGTCGGTTGCAGGGTCGAGATCCCAGTAGAGAGGCGCCTTCACTCGGCGAACGGTGCGGCCGGTGGTGGCTGTGTCCTGCGCTGTGCCGCTTGGCACCGTAATTGTGAAAGAATCCGTGGCCGCCGTGGCGATGTCGTATTCTACGCCGTCAAAGGCAGCGACAGTGCTTCCCTCGATGCGGACGCGCATGTTGGCGCTGTAGCCATGCGCGGCGAGGTTGACCGTGGCCGTGGTGCCAGAGACCGTGATGCCGCCGCTGGTGACACCCTTGGATTGCCAGCCTTCCTTGTTGGTGCTGGCCTCGCGCAGCAGGTAGAGGCGGTTAAACGCTTGCACCATGCTCACCTTGTCCGTTGTCTCAATCGTCTCGCCCGCCGGATACGTCAGCGTGTCGGGCAAGAGGGTAGACAAAATTTCTTCGCCAGCGTTGGTCACGATCTCCTCGTCAGGATTGACGCCATCCGTTGCCAAGATCGGTCCGCTGCCCCACTGCGAACTAAACCCGCTGCCATCGTCAAAGATTTGGAGGTAGGCTTCTGCGGGCGCGGCGAGCACCACCAGCTCAAAGCTGTTTACCGCATCCGGCGAGCGGACAACCGCCGAGGCGAATACGCCGCCATCGTAGATAGATTTGACCACTGGATCTCCGGTGCCCTCAACCACCGCCAAGTTGAACGGCACGGTCAGCGGCGCATTGGCCGGTGCCACTCCGCTGGCCATCCGCTTGGCACCCCTGCGCGTGGTGGCCACGCCTCTGTCCAAGCGCATGTTCTCCGAGACTTGCAGCACACCGGCTGGCAAGGTGATCGGATTCAAGCGCGAAGCGTAGCCAACGAAACCGGCGTCACCATCGCGTTGCACTGGACTTTCAAGGGCCATTATTCGGAAGTCTTAGTTTCGGTAATTTCGACTTTTGCTATGAAGTCGTTGAGTTGCGTCACGGCAAACTCCAGCAGCAACCTACTGCCCGATGCGCGGGCGGCGGCGTAGGCTTCGATCAGTTCGGCGAGTTGGGTTTTCATGTTAGGCGCTGGTCACTGCTTCCCAAGAGCTGGCCGTGCGGACGTTGAGCTTGTTGGTGCTGGTGTTGTAAATCATCAAGCCGGCCGGCGGCGTGCTGATGGCGTCACGCTCGGCGGTGGTCATGCGTGGCGGGAGGAAGCCTTTGGTCGTGCTGGACACATCCAAGAGAGCGGCGGCGTTGGGAGTCGTCCCGATCCCCACATTACCACTGTCGGTAATTCGCACCCGCTCTAACGTAGAACCATAAAGCGACCCGCCACCAGTGGCAAAAAATAGTCCTTCGCGGGCTGTAATCGCAAGTCCCCCGTTGGCCGTATCGAAAATTGCAGAAAGCGCAAACGATCCATCGCTTTGCCGACTAAACCCAATGCCCGACGAGTTATTGGTGAAAGTGCTGTGGGTCGCGCTTATTACTGCTAAGTTTTTGTTGGTGTCGGTCTGAACTTGTAGTGTTCCATTTGCGGGGTTTGTCGTCCCAATCCCCATATTCCCACTAGAGTCGATGCGCATGCGTTCGGTGTTGTTGGTGCCAAACGACAACGCAAAGTTGCCAGTGTTAGTGATAGAGCGATTGGCCCCGCTTACGGTGATGTCGTTGGCG